GCGCCAAAATCGACAACGACACGGGCTGGCATAAAACCCTGTCTAACGTCGGCGTTAACGGCGTGACCGGCATTTCCGCATCAGTGTTCTGGGATTTGCAGCAGACCGGCACCGACGCCGACCTGCTCAATGAGGCCGACGTCACCACGCTGATCCGTAAAGACGGTTTCCGCTTCTGGGGCAACCGTACCTGCAGCGATGACCCGCTGTTTCAGTTTGAGAACTACACCCGTACGGCGCAGGTACTGGCTGACACGATGGCCGAGGCGCATATGTGGGCGGTTGATAAACCGCTGACGCCGGTTCTGGTGCGCGAGATTATCGCGGGCATCAATGCGAAATTCCGCGAGCTGGTTAACGCCGGTTATCTGCTGGGGGCATCAGCCTGGTATGACGAAAGCGCCAACGATAAAGACACCCTGAAGGCGGGCAAGCTCTTTATCGATTACGACTATACGCCGGTTCCGCCGCTGGAAGATTTAACCCTGCGCCAGCGCATCACCGACACATATCTGGCGAACTTCGCCGCATCCGTAAACAACTGAGGAGCCGGATAAATGGCACTGCCACGCAAACTGAAGGGCATGAACCTTTTTAATAACGCCAACAGCTATCAGGGCGTCGTCACCGCCGTGACCCTGCCGAAGCTGGCGCGCAAGCTCGACCCGTTCCGCGCAGGCGGCATGAGCGGCGCGGCCTTTATCGATAACGGTCTGGAAGATGACGCGCTCGATGTTGAATGGAGCATCGGCGGCATCGATGAGCTGGTTCTCACGCAATGGGGCGCGTCTAACATTCCCCTGCGCTTTACCGGCTCTTACCAGCGCGACGATACCGGCGAGGAAATCGCGGTAGAGATTGAAGTACGCGGTAAGCATCAGTCGTTTGATTTCGGCGAAGCCAAACAGGGTGAAGACACCGAAACCAAAATCACCAGTAAAAACACCTATTACAAGCTGACCTTTAACGGCAAAGAGCTGATCGAAATCGACACCATCAACATGGTGGAGAAGGTCAACGGCGTTGACCGTCTTGAGCAGCGCCGTAAAAACCTCGGCCTGGTATAAACCCTGACGCCAGCACCCGCCGCTGGCTTTACCTGACTACAGTGAACAGAGAACAATCATGGAAAAGAAAGATAACGTTGTTGAGTTTGAAACCCCGCTGCAGCGCGGCGAAACCGAAATCAAAAGCGTGGAGCTGATTAAGCCGAATGCCGGAAGTCTGCGCGGCGTGCGCCTGGCTGATCTGTGCCAGTCAGATGTTGATTCCCTGCTGACCGTGCTGCCCCGCATTACCCTGCCAGCACTGACAAAGGCCGAGTGTAACGCGCTTGACCCGGTTGACCTGATTGCGCTGGGCGGAAAGGTGATCGGTTTTTTGCAGTCGAAGTCGGACGAATAGACTGGCCGCACGGCCTGACGGTCAATGACCTGATGGCCGACATTGCCACGATATTTCACTGGCAACCCTCCGAGATGTACGACATGCCGCTGGCCGAGCTGATGGACTGGCGGCATAAAGCCTTTATCCGCAGCGGAGCAACCCCGGATGAGCAATAACCTCAAGGTGCAGGTGCTGCTGAATGCGGTAGACAAAGCCTCGCGCCCCTTCAAAGCCGTGCAGACTGCTGCCAAAAATCTGTCATCTGACATACGCCAGACGCAGACGACTATTAAGGAACTGGACGCGCAGGCGGGGAAAATTGATGGCTTCCGCAAGGCCAGTGCGCAGCTGGCCGTCACGCAGCAGAGCCTCAAAAACGCAAAGCAGGAGGTAGCAGCGCTGGCCGTGCAGTTTAAAAACACGGAGCGCCCGACGACACAGCAGGCCCGCGCACTGGAAAAAGCCCGTCAGGCAGCGTCTGAGCTGCAGATGAAGTCCAACAGCCTGCGCCTTTCGGTGCAGCAGCAGCGCGAAGCGCTTAACGCAGCGGGGATTTCTACTAAAAGCCTGAGCAGCGAGCAGCAGCGCCTGAAATCCGCCTCGGCGCAGGCTACGGTCAGCCTGAGCCGCCAGAAAATGGAGCTGCAGCGGCTGAATGCACAGCAGGAGCGACTGAACCAGACCAGCGAGCGCTACCGCAAAGGGCAGGAGCTGTCGGGTAAGGTGCGCAACATGGGCGCGGCCGGTATCGGTGCCGCCACGGTCGGCGGCATGGCGGCAACGTCGCTGCTGATGCCGGGCTTTGAGTTTGCACAGAAGAATTCCGAACTGCAGGCCGTGCTCGGTGTAGCAAAAGACTCAAAGGAAATGAAAGCCCTGTCTGCGCAGGCGCGCCAGCTGGGTGATACAACCGCCGCCTCTGCCGATGATGCGGCAGGTGCACAAATCGTTATTGCCAAAGGCGGCGGCGATGCTGCTGCCGTTCAGGCCGTTACGCCGGTCACGCTCAATATGGCGCTGGCAAACAAACGCACGATGGAAGAAAACGCCGGGCTGCTGATGGGGATGAAATCAGCCTTCCAGCTCTCAAACGATAAGGTCGCACACATCGGCGACGTGCTGTCGATGACGCTGAATAAAACGGCTTCTGACTTTGACGGGCTGAGTGATGCGCTGACCTACGTCGCCCCGGTAGCGAAAAATGCAGGCGTCAGTATCGAGCAGGCGGCAGCAATGATCGGCGCTCTGCATGACGGGAAAATCACCGGCTCAATGGCCGGTACCGGAAGCCGCGCTGTGCTGAGCAGGCTGCAGGCTCCTACCGGCGAATCATTTAAAGCTATCAAAGAGCTGGGAATTAAGACCGCAGACGGCAAAGGAAATACCCGCCCGATCTTCACCATCCTGAAAGAAATGCAGGCAAGTTTTGATCGTCACAAGCTGGGAACAGGCCAGCGCGCCGAGTACATGAAAACCATCTTCGGCGAGGAGGCCAGCTCATCGGCCGCCCTGCTGATGACTGCTGCCTCAACCGGCAAGCTCGACCAGCTGACCGCCGAGTTTAAAGCCTCTGATGGCAAAACTGCCGAGCTGGTCCAGGTCATGCAGGATAACCTCGGCGGCGATCTGAAAGAGCTGCAGTCTGCGTATGAGGCTATCGGCACCGACCTGTTTGATCAGAACGACGGCAGCCTGCGCGCACTTACCCAAGATACAGCGGCGCTGCTGCTGACGGTTGATAACTGGATTAAAGCTAACCCTGAGCTGGCAGGCGGTATTGCAAAAGTGGTAATGGGCGGGCTGATGCTGGCCGGGGCGCTGGGCGCTATCGGGCTGGTAGCCTGGCCGGTGATTGCGGGCGTGAATACCCTGATTGCCGGTGCGGGGTTCCTCGGCACGGCATTCAGCATCGCTGGCGGAGCTATTACGGCCGCACTCGGCGCTATCACGCTGCCGGTGGTGGCCGTCGCGGCGGCAATCGTGGCCGGGGCTCTACTGGTGCGCAAATACTGGGAGCCTATCAGCGCCTTTATAGCAGGCATGGCCGAAGGGTTTACCGCAGCGATGGGGCCGATCAGTGATTCCTTCGGTTCGCTGAAGCCGGTTTTTGAGTGGGTAGGTGGCAAGGTCAAAGAGCTGTGGGACTGGTTCGGCAAACTGCTGGAGCCGGTGAAATCCACGCAGACCGAACTTGCTGCCGCCGGAGACATGGGTAAGAAGTTCGGCAACATGCTGGCCGAGGCGCTGAAAATTCCGGGGCACGCGCTCGATCAGCTTATGGGCGGTATTAACTGGGTGCTGGATAAGCTCGGCATTATCGACACGAAATCCGATGGCCTTAAAGACAAAGTGCCGTCGCATGATCCGGTTGCGACCGGCGGCGCGGGCGCAGATACCGGCGGGCTGCAATACAACATTGCCTATGGTGGCGCGCCTTACCGCCCGGTTTCAGCCCCGTCAGCCGGGGGCGGATTCACCGACCGCAGCCAGAATACCTATCAGTATGAAATCAACATGCACGAGGGCATGACCAAAGACGACGCAATGGCGCTGATGGCGCAGCACCAGGCAAAAGAGCAGCGCAACCGGCAGGCGCAGAACCGCAGCAAAATGGGCTGGGAGGATTAACCGATGATGATGATTTACGGCATGATGCCGTTTATGCGACAGACCCTGCCTTACGGGGATATGCAGCAGAATATCGACTACCGCTGGCCCACTAACAGCCGGTTCGGGCAGCGTCCGTCGGC